CTTGCCATATGGTAAATCCTTTTGGTGTATGCGATTGATTACAGATGAAGGTGAACGCTTTAAGTCCTTTGCAATTATTTTTGTTGGCACTTTTGCTTCTCGCATCAACACCAATTCCGCATCTTCGGCGGCAGTCCAATATTTATAACCCATTTTTATTCTCCTTTTTAAATTTTGTCGAGACTATCCCAACGCTTCATAAAATTTACGATCCAAGTAGACTGCTTTGGTGTAAGCTCATACTCATAAATCAATTCCATAGCGCACATTGACTTGAAGCCTTGTGCTAAACGCCACTTCTCCAATTCATCAATCAGAGTTTCCGATGTTTCTTTAGGGGCAACTGGTGGCAATCTGCCACCACCCTTTACCAGACGATCAATATTCGCTTGCGCTCTCTGAACAATTTCCAATTCTTTTCTAATTGTTTCATCCATTCGGCGTTGTATCTTTTGACCATACGCTGTTCGCAAGTTAGGAGTGCCGTCTTTTTTCTGCCAATGTGCTAAGTAATCGTTCATTACTTCATCCTCCTTAAAAGTTATAATCGTAAAATTTATATGGTTCAGTGTTTAAATGGTGACGCCCATAAGCTGAATGAAAGTAACCATCTTTGCGAAGTCTTGCACGCATAACGCCATGATCTGGATTAGACTTGTAACTATATTTTTAGCTACGTTGGTTGGTGCAGTGACCAGAAAAACCACCAACAATAATTTCTGGCTTCCAATCTTTATCTAACTCTGCATCCATATAGCGAAGCTCAATAGTTTTTGAAGATACAACACGCACGATTTCATATGGCTCAACATCGCTGTAACCAGACTTATTAGCATGTGTGTAATCAACAGTATCTAAACCATAAACATATGTTGTAGTGTAGTCTCTGTTGCTACTAGATGATGGAAGTTTTTCAATCATATCTTTTGCCTCTTCAAGAGTTGCAAAAGTTGTTGTTATATCGTGCGTTGTTTGAACGCGCTTAAATCTAAAAGAAAGAAAGTATCTCAACTCTGTGTGTGAGCGATTACTTTTTTTACATATGACAGTATCAGTAACTGTGATTACGTGACGTTTTAACATTATACTGTCTCCTCTAATGCTTCAGCAAATTGGTCTACAGTTAACATCTCAGTTCCCTCAGACAATTTAGAAATTTTAGTTAAAAGATATTGAATGTTGTTATTAGCCATTTCAGCTTTCTTAGCTTCAGCAGTTATTTCTTTGTGAAGGTCAGCTATTTTATCAGCCAAAGTTGGTGGGTTATCTGCAATAGCTTGCATTCTTCTGCCAACAGCAGATCGTTGGTCAAATTTGCCATTTTTAGTTTTGTTTAACATTTTTTTATTCCTTTTCTCTATCTATACACATTATATAGCATACTGTATTTAGTATAGCAATAGGTAAAGTGAATAAAAATAAAAAAAGTTTAAGACATATCCATCTTAACTGGTAAGTACCAACCCTTACGGCGATCTCGCTCACCCTCGTTGAAGTTGCGCTCCCATCTGAGGACGTTCACAATATCACAGCTTTCAGAGGCTACCATACATGCAATCATCACAGCCACTGGATCTCCTCCACCAGCCCACAGTAGATAGTCATCTTCACTAAACGACTGAAGTATAACTCTCGCAATGTTTATAGATCGGCTCGGATTAAATTGGGGTTTCTCTTCAGGCTCAAAGATAACCTGTAACTTACCATACTTCGTGGCGTCAGATAAATCTGGAGTCCACCCAAACTTATTTTCTCTGGGTCTTGTTACAATGTAAACTGTACTCATATCTGTTCCTTTCTCACGTTTTTTCTTATTGGCAGTTTTATTGTCATCTTATTGGCATATTAAATTTTTGCGTTTTTATCAACAAAATAAGGGCGAAAGTGATTTTTGGCATATTTGGCATATTTGGCAGATACCCCCTAATAGATCCCCCCATATTTTTACTACCCCCCATACCTATATATGTGGGGGAGAAGGGGGGGGTATGACAATATGACAATAAGAATAATAATAATAATATATATATAATATAACTATATAAATAAGTAGTATAGGCTTAGTTCTTATTGGCAGATCGGTATATGACAATAAGGTGACAATAAGGTGACAATAAGAGATTTGTATCTGATCCTTTTCTTTTTTTAAGAGTTAGGCTATATTTCGTTAAATACAGCTAACCACTGAAAAGAAAGGTCAACACTATGTCAGATGTCAAAACTAAAAAATTAATCGGTAGACCGAAGTTCGATATTACAGATGAAGTTTTGCTTAACGTAGAAAATCTTATGACCAAGGGATTAACGAAAGAACAGGCGGCTGGAATGCTAGGCATTTCAAGGGCAACATTCTTTCTTTATCAGGATCAAAATTCAGACTTTTCGGATGCTATAAAAAGAGGTCAGGCTCGTGGCATAGATGCCGTGACTAACGCTCTCTTTGAAAAGGCCACGATTGATAGAGACAATACAGCGATGATATTCTTCCTGAAGAACAGAGCTGGGTGGGTGGACAAGCAAGAGGTTGCAACCACTGTCGAACAGAAACACGTCATAGATTTAACAAGGATACCAGATGATCAGCTCAAATCAATTGAGGACGCATTTAGCAGGATTGACGTTGGAACAGGTGAGAGCGGAGAAGTATCGCAGATCATTGAGGGAATTTACGAAGGCTAGTTGGCCTACGATTGAACCTGGCGTTCCATTTAAAAACAACTGGCACATCGATGCAGTCTCGGATCACTTGCAAGCTGTAGTCGAGGGCGACATCAAACGTCTGATCATTAACGTGCCACCTCGACACATGAAGTCAATCAGCGTGGCTGTTGCTCTGCCAGCTTGGACTTGGGCGCACCAACCTCACAAAAAGTTTCTCTACGCATCTTACGCAAGTTCCTTGTCGATCAGGGATAGTACGAAGTGTAGAAGGTTAATCGACAGTCCTTGGTATCAGGCGCACTTTGGCGATAAGTTTAATTTGACCGACGATCAGAACCAAAAGCAGAGATTTGAGAATGACAAGACAGGCTATCGAATCGCAACGTCAGTTGGTGGTGCGTTAACTGGTGATGGTGGTGACATCATCTGCATTGATGATCCACACAACTCTGTAGAGGCAGATAGCTCTAAAGTGCGTGAAGGTGTACTTGATTGGTGGGATCAGGCCATGCAGACACGACTAAACGATCCCCAGACTGGTGCGTTTGTAATTATTATGCAGAGGCTACACGAACAGGATCTCACAGGTCACGTCTTGGCAAATCAACTTGGTGATGAGTGGGATCACCTAATGTTGCCTGCTCGTTATGAAATAGGTGCGCCGAATCCTATGAAGTCGTCACTTGGGTTTACTGATCCAAGAACAAAGGAAGGTGAGTTGCTATGGCCTGAAAGAATTGACGAGAAAACTTTATCAACTCTGGAGCGATCTCTTGGATCATATGCATCTGCTGGTCAGTTACAGCAAAGACCATCGCCAAAAGGTGGTGGTATCCTGAGAGCATCGTGGTGGGTTCCTTGGGAAAAGCCAGACTTACCAGAGATCGAATATGTTCTTCAGTCATGGGATACTGCATTCGAAGCCAAGGAAAGCTCTAGCTTTAGTGCCAGAACAACTTGGGGTGTATTTAAGCACAAAGGCGCAATGTGTGCGATTGTCTTGGAGGCTTGGTACGATAAGGTGAGCTACCCAGATTTACGAAAAATTGCACAAGAGTCTTACGAAGATTGGGAGCCAGACGCTGTATTGATCGAGAAGAAGGCGTCAGGCCAGTCTCTACTGCAAGATCTACGCATGGCTGGAATACCAGTTTTAGCTTATTCTCCTGATCGAGATAAGGAAGCGAGAGCGCACGCATCAAGCGCACTTTTAGAAGACGGAAGAATTTACTACCCTTCTGATCGAAAATGGGCTAAAGATTTAATAGACATATGCGCGGCTTTCCCTGCACACCCCAACGATGACGTTGTTGATACGTGTACACAGGCTTGGTTGCGTTTACGAAAAGGATGGTTTGTTGGACACAGTGAAGACCCTGAAGATGACGAGCCAGTAGAAAAACAAAGGATTACCCTCTATGGCTGACCCAAATATTATACCATTTGCTGAAGGCGCACCTAGTGATGAGTTAATGATCGAGGAGCTTGCAGATGGCGATGTTCTGATTGGTGACCCAGAGTTAGATGCGATGGACGAGGCAGATGCCGCAGAATTTGATTCCAACTTAGCTGAACAGATGGATGAACGAGATCTCGCACGAAAAGCGCAAGAACTTGTAGGTTATTACGAAAATGACGAAGAAGCTCGGTCAGAGTGGAAGGAACGCTACAAAGAAGGATTGAAGACATTAGATCCAGATGGCGGACTTGACGAAGGCGAAGATGAACGTGGCACACGCGGACTTTCAGTTGTAGTGCATCCGTTAATCGCTGAAGCGGCAACTCAATTCAATGCGAAGGCAATTGCAGAGCTTTACCCATCAGGTGGGCCAGTTAAATCTGTAATCATAGGCAACCCAGATGAAGAGCTAGAAGAGCAAGGTCGCCGTGTTCGTGAGTTTATGAATTACCAAATCACTCAGGAAATGCCTGAGTATTTCCCTGACTTAGACCAGATGCTATTCCACCTTCCGTTAATCGGTCATACCTTCAAGAAGGTTTGGTGGAACGTAAACATGGATCGCCAGTGCAGTGACTTTGTTAAAGCTGAAGACTTTGTGGTCGCCCCAGAAAGTAAAGACTTATACACCTCACCACGTTACACGCATATTATTCGTATGCCAAAGAACGACTTCAATCGTTACGTGCAGAACGGATATTACCTACCGACGAAGTATGCTGGCGGAGATACGATTGA